AGCTGCAGTGCCCTTTTGCAGCCTGCCACCGCCACTAGTAGTGCACCCCGCACCGCGCCGCCGCGATGGCCGGGCAGGCCGTTGGCCTGTCCGACGAGTATATTGACCCCCACCCCCGCAGCTGCCCACCGTCGCGTTGTCGCGACGGGAGCAGTTTTTCATCGTCGACCGACGCCGACGTGAAAATCGATGACACTTCTTCTAACGAGGATGCTGTAAGGGCCACCGATGCACTCATTCGTGAGACGCGCCACCCCTTGGTGCGGTCGCGATCCTCCTCCTCCGCCGGGACCTCATCTTCCCTCGGGGAGCTCTCTAGGGAGCCCTCGAAAGACGTCGTCCATGCCCCCCCCAAGACCCAACTCAAGGTTACGAGGATTAGCTCTTTGACGGAGAGCCCTGTCGCTGACGGATCGGTCGCAGCGACTTTCGCCGGGGTTATCTCCGGCGCAAACCACCCATTCGAGGCTGCAGTTGCCAAGCTCGGAAGGGTGTTCAAGAAGCCGAGTCTGGCTGCTATTCGCGCATTCCAGAAGGTGCCCCATGAGGAGCTCCAGACTTCGCCTAACAACCCGCACGCCGAGAACGCGAAGATTCGCACGGCTTGCGATCTGACGATGAAGGGCGTCGCCAGTGCGCTGCAGAAGACCGGTTGGGGCAGGACCCACGTCTTGTTCGCGTCGAAGCGCGAGATGATGGTCCACGGGCCTGATGCACAGTACGTCAACCGTCATTTTACTGAGGCCGACTTGAGGCGCAAGGCGATCTCGCAGAAGGCTCCAATTGAGAAGGGCGACATCATCATCTTGAGCGATGTCTATCACGGGTACAAAGAGGTCTTCGACGACAACCCGGAGTGTGCGATTATCATGAAGCTCCAGCGCGTTGCTTCGGTCGCTGGCCTTCTACCCGGGGATGAGGGCTGGTTTACCATGGGCCGCGACGGGCTCGTCAAAACCCAGGTGGCGACCGGAGTCACCTACAGCCACCCGATCATGCATTCGCGTGCCGACCTCGCCTACCACCACCGCGAACAGGAGTGGTTCGTATTTGAAAACGGAAAACGCAAAGTACACCGCGGGCCTCGCCGTACCCTCTACCAAGTGGTGAACTACGACTACCCGGGGCATAGTGTGGTCTGCTTCCACCCGGTCGCCACAATGAAGATCAGCAGGGCGCTGTGGGACTTAACGCGCGCAGCCATGCCTCAAAGCGCGAACGTCGCGGTGAACGTGCCCGAGGTCACCTCCCTCTTCGTCAAGCCCCGCGTCATCACGCGCCCCAACGTCGCGGGCGCGTTGCTTTGCGCCGAAGTCCACAAGGAGCACGGCAAGGACGTCGGCATCTACATGAGTATGGTCTATGAGGACGCGAGCGGCCGCATCGACCCCACAAGCGAGTTCAGCCTCAGGCTGTGCGACTACCAGACGCTCGAGCTCGCAACTGTCGGGTCCGGGAACGCAAGCGTTGGCTGCATAACCCGCCTGCTCGCGCCAAAGGTCGTCTCGAAGCTCACGATGCAGCAGAAAGTCCTAGCGTCCAAGTACTTCAACGGAAAGGACCATCAAATTATAATCCAAGACGCTGTTGGCGCCCTCCGCATGTCGGACAGCGATGGCGCCCGCACGCACGCGACGGTCACGTTGCCTCCTCTGGTGGAGGTCGCACACTGCCCCCCTGTTGGGTCTACCAGCGATGCAATCTCTTCCGTCATCGACCGCTCCCTCCAGCCTGCCGTTGACGCACTGAAGCGCGTCGAAGAGGTCGACAGCGAGGATCGCGAGAAGATTGACGGCTACATCGGTGAGTTCACATCCTACCTCCGCGACGAATTGTTGCCCGCTGTCGAAGCTGATGCCAGGGATTACAACGAAGTCCTGGTTATGCTGTCCAAGACGCCTGCGCAGAAGAGGAACTACAAGGACTTCGACGAGACGGACCGCGTACGCGCAGAAGCCAGCACCTTCAACAAGATCGACTTCGGCAAGGAACACAGCGCCCTGCGCATCATCACTGCGGTGGACCAGAGACACGTCATCGGAGCTGCCGGCATCCTCAACATCGTCTACCGCCACGCACCTAAAGCCTTCCCCTGGTGGATGGGAGGGCGGAGCCACGAGGAAAAGGCAGGGGCTATCTCAGCTATGATGCTCCTGACTGACGGGCCCATGGAGGAGTCAGACATCGTGAAGTTTGACGCCTCCACGTTGCCCGCTGTGCGCGACCCGATAATGGGGGTGTTTGCGGAGCTGGCCGCGAGTCTAGAGCCAAAACTCAATGAGGACGCTGTGGCTGCTATCGCCGTCGACGCTAACCTCCACTCGCAGCTGTACACACTGGACGGCCCAGTCACGGCCGACACCAACGGGGCTGTCGGCAGCGGCTCCAACACGACGACCGCACTGGGTTCCTGCGGTAACGGTATGTGCGCGTACATTGCTCAGCGCA